TTGTATTGATATGATAAATTTGACCGACAATTTTAATTTGAACAAACCGGCCCATTTGGATGGCCGTGTTGGTCCATGGGAATCAACCGGGGATGCCATCATTGGTGTTCCATTTGATAAACGTGAAATTGGTTTGACCATTGTTGTTGATGATGGTTCCGGGGCCGTTGAATATTGGTGGAAATCCGGATTGGATGATGGGGATTTGGAATTGAAATCATCCGGTGGTGGTGGTTCATTCAATTGTTCCGATTTGTTGACATGTTCAACATTCACGGATTTGCAAACGGAAGTTGCCGGGAAATTTGACATACCAACGGGAACCACGGCCCAATATTTGGATGGTGTTGGAACACCAACCGATTTTCCAACGGCCGGTCAATCCGGGACATTGGTTCGACAAATCCGAAATGAAACCGGGGCAACATTGACAAAAGGAACGGCCGTTTATATTTCCGGCGCATCCGGAAACAAAGCCGTTGTATCAAAAGCCATTGCAACCGGTGACACAACATCCGCACAAACGTTTGGATTGATTCAAGCGGATATACCAAACAACCAAAATGGATTCGTGGTTGTTGCCGGTGATTTGGCCGGGTTGGATACATCCGCATTTACAGAGGGCGCACAATTGTATTTGAGTTCCACCACGGCCGGGGCATTGACCATGGTGAAACAATACGCACCAAATCATTTGGTTTATATTGGTATTGTCACACGTGTCCATGCAAACCAAGGTTCAATGGAAGTGGCAATACAAAACGGGTATGAAATGGATGAATTGCACAATGTTTCAGCGCAAACACCAACCAACCGGGATGGATTGTTTTGGAATTCATCAAGCAATTTGTGGGAATCCCGTGCAATTGCACCGGCGGATTTGCCAAAATCAATCCGGCCATCCGTTCGTTTTTTAACACCGGTTTTGTCCGGGAATCAAACCACGGAACAAGTATTGACAACAATAAGCATTCCGGCAAATACATTGGTGGTCAATGACATCATCAAAATTGGTGTTGTTTGGTCATTTTCATCCAATGCCGGAACAAAAACACCACGTGTCCGATTGGGAAACAATACAATCACCGGAAACCAAGTTTATTCACCATCATCCATTTCCGCATCGGTGAATTCGGTTCAAATGGAAGTTTTGGCAATTGTGACATCATCAACCAATTTGAAATTATTTCCATCCGCAACATCATCCGGATATGGAACCGGAACCGGGGCCGTGACAAACAACACAATCAATTTGTCAAATGCAATTGATTTTTCAATCAACATCCAAAAAACCACCGGAACGGATACGGCATCATTGGAATTTGCTTACATTGAAATTTTGACATCATGATGAAAGTATATGCGGTTACATTGGTGGATGGTTCCACCGAATACGATTTGAATTTGGCGGATGCCATGTCATTGTACCAACCTGGATGCCGTTTGTGGGAATCCACCAATGGCGGTGTTTCATACCTTGAAATTGAACCATCATGAAATCATGGATGATTCATTTGTGGATTGGTGTGGTGGCATTTTTATCACCATTGATTCCATTGGCATTGTTGGTGTCCACATTGATTGGTGTTGATTTTGTTTTTGGAATTTACAGGGCATATAAAAACGGGGATGAAATAAGTTCCCGGAAAATGGGGCATTCAATTTCAAAAATATTTTTGTACAACATGGCCGTTTTATCGGTTTTCATGTTGGAAAAAATCATCATTGGGACCAATTTGGAGTTCACCAAAATTTGTGTTGGTGTCATTGCCATGGTTGAATTGAAATCCATTGATGAATCATTCAAATTGTTGTATGGGTTTTCTATTTATGAATCCATCATCAAAAATTTAAAACGTGGAATAAGTGAAACAAAACCCAATAAAAATGAAAAAAGCAAATGAAATGGGTGTTTTGGAACGTTTGAACGGACCAACACCAAAATTTTTCAAAAAAGTTCAAACCATGGGAATCATTGCCGGTTCGGTTGGTGCCATGATTTTGGCATTTCCCGTGGCATTGCCCGTGGCCGTGGTGAATGTTGCCGGTTATTTGATTGCATGTGGCGGAATTATGGCCGGAACATCACAATTTGCGGTTGATGATTCAAAAAAATGAACTATATTTGAAACGATGAATTCTATTCATTGTTTTTGATTGATGGCCGTGGTTTTGCCATGGCCGTTGTTTTTGTTTTGATAGTGTTTTTCATGTAGTTTTTTTTGGAGTGTGGCCAATTGTGAAATTCGCCACATTTTTTTTTGCCCGAAAAATCTTTGTTTTTGATGGTGTTTGACCACAATTTGCAAAAATCGCAAATCTTTTTTTGAATTTATTTTGCTCAAAGTATTGCACAATTCAATTTGGGTATTACCTTTGAAATATCAAAAACAAACACAAAATGACACTAACAGAAAAAATCAACAGCAACCCTTACTTAAAAGTAAGCAATTGCACAGACGTTGCAGACCTTGAATATTCAATGGACGAACTTAGAAAACTTGATGCAGAGTTCGGAGAAAACAATAAAACTCTATTGAAACTTTGGGCAAAATTCTTAGATAAGAAAAAGAAGTTGGAGGCGAAAACCTCCACTTCTAACTATGATACATCGGCAACCGCAATGGCTTCATTTATGAATGCACAAGATGAGCAAAAAACATCATCACCAATGCACCCAATTTTTGAACAAGCACTAAAACCATTTGGGATAAAATGATAGGAAACATTTTTCATTTGGCTTTTATACCACCAACAATTCTAATGATTCTAATAATCATACCTATTATTTATAATGCTTGGTATAAAAAGCATTATATCACAAAAGATTCTTGCAATAAATATGCAAAAGGATGGCACAAGTGTTGGAAGTGTAAAGTTTCAGAATCAAAAATGTATTATACCGAAACATTACATGGAAGAATTTACATGTGTTTAAAGTGTTCAAAAAATCAAAAATCAAAAACATGAAAAAACAAATTGAAATCATGCATTTTCCAACAAGAACGTTGGATGTGCGCACATTCCCAACGGAAAAAATGGCCCAACAACATTTCCGTGAATTTGCGGATTTCCACAACCTAGACATTGATGGTGACATGGCCGGTGGAATTGGGTTCGATTACCGGGTTACACTTTGCGAAATTGATTAAATCATGAACCATACACAAACAACCATTTGGGGATTGGCAACATTGTTCATTTTCCTAATCACCAAAAACCCATTCACCATGATATACATGGTTTTCATTGGGGCCTACATTTCAAAACGTATTGCAGATAAAAAAACCAAAAGACATGAAAACAAATAACATGAACATTCCAAATTTGAATTTGATTGGCCATCATGATGGTGATTCCGGTTGGTCATTTACCATCAAACCATTGAATGGGGATTCCGTGCCAAATCACATGTTGTGGGACATTTACCACATCGCAAAACATTTTGATTGGAATTCGGATGAATCATTGTTGGATGAATTGAATTGGTCATTGAAGTATTGCAACGAATACACAACAACCATTGCCCATTCACCAAAATTCACCATGGACATTGATGAAACGGAATTCACATTTGAATTCCAATTGAACCGAAATGAAAACAATTTTTTAATCACATTTAATTTCAAAAAATGAAACGAGAAATCAACAAAATCCGGGTGGGCCGGAAAAAAATTCAACCCAACGTGTCCGATGCATTGGCCATTGATTTGGAATACAACCGAGTAAAAAAAGGTTATCGGATTGCAGATTTGCCAATTAGCCAACCAACCTATCGAAAATGCATCATTGATGGGGTAATTTCGCCGGACAAATTAGAAGTCATCAAACATTTTTTGTTGGATTGATTTGGAAAAAAGAATTGAACAAATAAATTTGCAAAACCAAAAAAAAACAATTTAATGGAAAACACAATCAAATCATTGGCCAAATCATTGGTCAAAGCACAATCCACCATTGCCGGGGCAATCATGGATTCAAACAATCCATTTTTCGGTTCCAAGTATGCGGATTTGGAATCCGTGACCATGGCAATCAAAAAACCATTGGCGGAAAACGGGTTGGGATATGTTCAACGGGTTCACCGGGAAAACAATTTTGTTGGTGTTGAAACCATCATCATTCACGAATCCGGGGAAACATTTTCAAATGGTGTCACATGGGTTCCCGTTACCAAAAACGATGCCCACGGATTTGGGGCCGGTTTGACTTATGCCCGGCGATATTCATTGGCATCATGTTTTGGTGTTATTCAAACGGATGATGATGGCAATGGTGCCATTGGCAACACAACGGCAAATGCGCCGGTTTCCAAGGCCAAAACAAACCAAGGTGGTCCAAAGTATGGCAACACCAAAAACGAACCAACCACGGCCAAAAAAACGGATGATGTACCGGTCAAAAGAAAACCAACACCGGAATTGACCAAACAAGTGATTGAACGTTGGTTGGCCGGGGAATTGGATGTTGTGCAAAAGGCAAATGAATTCATTGAAGTGGACCAAACCATGATGGATGAATTTTACATTGCAACCGGTGTTGAATGGAGTTTTAAAACAAAATAAAATCAAAACAATGGAGTACAAAAAAATTGACATGGTGTTTGTTGGTGAATTTTTAGTAATCAGAATACCGAAATCACAAATTGGGGAATTCCCATTTGCATTCACAGAAAATCCAAATTTGCCACAAAACATGGATGGGTTGTTTGGTGAAATTGAAAAACCAAATCCATTCAAACACATGGATTCAAAAACCCGAAAATTCATTCAAACATTGGTTGAAAAATACGGAATTGAAACCATCATCAAACGGGATTTGGCGGAAATCATTGACATGCAATGGGAGTTTAAAATATCAAATTTTTCTCAAATCATGAATACATTGGAAAAACGTGGGTTTGTCACTTTGATTCACAACCCAAACAAAACCCGAATCACACATTTCACATTCAAAAACAATGCCCAATGGACATGATTATCACAACCGAAAAATTGTTGGATTCGATTTCCGGCAAATCATCCGTGAATGCATTGACCGAAGCAATGACATTCAACATTCATGAAGGAATCACCAACCCATTGGAATTCCGTGTCAAGGCAAAAATGGTGATTGATGCATTGGAAAATGCAATCAAAATGACCAATGATGATGCCATGGTTGAACAAATGAAGCATGGCAAACGTTCGGAAATGTTTGGGGCCGTGATTGATTCCGTGGAAACCGGTGTCAAATACGATTACCAATCCACCAATTGCCCGGAATGGGAACGTTTTGATGAAATGGTCAAACACTATTCCGAATTAAAAAAGCAACGGGAAACGTTTTTGAAGTCATTGAGGGAACCAATAAACATCATCACCGATGATGGGGAAATTGTGACCATCAACCCACCAATCAAAAGTTCAACCACGGCATTGAAAATCACATTGAAATGACAACGGCAAAATGGAAAAAAATGGTGGATGATTACGATTTCATACACCGGATTTTGGACAATGAATCCAATGGCAAAAAACACAATGATGGAATCATCCGAACCATTGAATTGTTTTTGGAGAAACACAAAACCCAATTGGTCCAACCGGAATCCCATTCGATGTTGGTTGATTTGTCAACCAGGTTGCAACAAAAGTTCAACAACAAAAAATTCAATTGATGGCAATTTTAACAAAACCCGAAAAATCAAAATACAAACATGTTTATGTCATCCGGTCATGTGGCCGGTGGTATTACCAAGCATCAATTTTTGTTGATGGCAAACATACAACCCGAAATTTCGACAATGAACGGGATGCCGGGAAATGTGTTGACATGAATTTGATTGCCCGTGGAATGCAACCCGTAAACGTTTTAAAACCAAAATAATGAAGTACAAACAACCACAACATGCAGAGGACATCGAATCATTGAAATGGCGGATGTCTTATTTGGAAAACCAATTGACCGGTGAAATGAATGATGAACAATTTGCCATCCGGGATGAAATCAACCAAATCAAAACCACCATATACCAATTCAACCATCCACCACAAAAACCGGATGATTCAAATTTTGAATGTTTTGGGTGCGGTTCCTAAAATGAAACATGGTTCACTATTTTCCGGAATTGGTGGATTCGATTTGGCATCCGAATGGATGGGATGGGAAAATGTTTTCCATTGTGAATGGAATGAATTTGGCAAAAAAATATTGAAATATTATTGGCCAAATGCGGAATCATTTGATGACATAAAAAAAACTAACTTTGAAAAATATGCAAACAAAATTGACATTCTCACCGGTGGGTTCCCATGTCAACCATTTAGTTCCGCCGGAAAACGAATGGGAAAAGAGGATGAACGCCATTTGTGGCCCGAAATGTTGCGAGCAATTCGGGAAATTCAACCACGTTGGATTGTGGGCGAAAACGTTTTCGGAATTACTAATTGGAACGGGGGATTGGTATTCGATGAAATCCA